TCCTGGCAAGTCTTGCTGCCGTTGAAGCATTTGATGCTACCCGTTACACCTATGGCCGCAGTACAAGGCGACACGCCATATTCAAGCGTGCATAGCGGCTGCTCAATCTCTATAACCTGTAACGGCTCTCGGCCAATGGTCGTTTCATTCATCGGCGTAACCTTCGACAGTCATTGACACGCTCATGTAATCAAGGCCACCGGCGTTTGATGGCGTGATGTCATTCGTTGACCAGCAGTACCCAATTTCGTTTGGGAACTTAGCTGGCCGCCAGGCTATAAAAAACGGCTTGGTTCTTGCGCTTTTTACGAACGGGTCAAAGTATTGCCGGTACCAATCGGCCTTTAAATTGGTCCACGAAAAGCTCGTCTGCAATCCCCTGCGGATTGTTGACGTGCCAAGAAATTGACCTGACTCCGATTTAGTCGGGCGCTTCTCCGTCATGCGTCCAAGCGTGACAGGCGTATGGCCTGAATAGATTGCGCGTTCCATAGCCATTGCCACGCCCAAATATATAACGCCTATCTGTGGTGCTGTAGGGCCTGCCAGTGTCACTTTAAAATAACGGGCCGGTGTATTCGCAAACAAGACCATTATCGCGCTGTTGTCTGACGGCGAGATCGTATCTATTGTTGTGAATGTACTGTTGTCGGCGCTGTGCGCGATGGTGATTGTTGACCCTGTGGTGCCAAGGGTGTGCGCGGCTATACCAATGTAGTCCGCAGACTTTGCTGTACCGTTGTCAATGGTGATGCTGCCATTACCTGACGTTGGCTGCCATCTCTCAAAAGTGTTCTCTCTTTGCACCGAGTCAACCGGCCAGATAGATTCTGCGCTGGTCGCTGTTACGATTGCGCTTGGCACGATGTTGTCATAGCCAATTCGTGCATGGGTCAGCGGCGTGGATAGGCTGTTAACGACGACTGACGGACTGACGACGAACGTCATACTGTGTTCAGCCTTATGCGCATACCGTCTTCCTGCAATTCGTTGATTTGCTCGACCAGACCTATGACAGTGCGCCGGTCAAAGTTCTGGCCAGTGATGGTTAGGTTGGCAACCATTGTTTCAGTGGGTGCGGGCATTGCGGCCTGCTGGTTGCCGCCACCTCCTCCTCCGCCCATAGAGCCACCACCTCCGCCACCGCCACCGCCGCCTGTTGCATTCCCTATCTGAGCGAGGCCGGTCGCTGCTATAAGCCCGACCGACACCGCGCCCATTGCGTGTACCTTTGCTTTTGCAGCCGTGGCGGTTGCTAATGTCGCGGGAACCCCCGGTATAAGTTGGGAAGAAAAAGCAAGCATTCCGGCAGCCTGTGTGTGCGCTATTGTCTGGGCAATTGCCAAACCCTTTGTTAAAAGAATAGCTGCAACGGCTGCCGCTTTGTTTTCTCTGCCAAGCACGTTGAGCAGCCCGACCGCGTTAGACACGGCCCCTTGCCGCAGTGAGTCCATTGCGATTTGGGCCTTTTCTTCAAGGTCTAGTCTTTTGTTTTTCTCTCGGTTTTCAATCTCAGTAATGGCTGCCTCGTGTTCTGCTACTGCTTCAAGTTTAGCGGCCCTCGCTTCTGCCTCGCTAATAAATTCCTTCTCTAAAGCTTCTGCAATTTTTTCTTGCTGTAGCTCAAGCTTTACACCAAGCGCCTCAACCTCTAGCGCGTCAAACTCCTTTATCAACTCTAGCCTAGCATTTAGCCTGTCAATTAATGACTGGCCGTCTTCGATGTCAGATGGCTTTCCGGGTGTGTTTGTGCCTCTGCCTGTAGAGGTAGAGCTGTCTCCGCCGCCCGTGTTAATCCCTTTTTCCGACTCCTCCAAGGTTTCTCTCATCGCCGCAGCAACTCGGCGCGTTGCCCCTGCAAGCCCGTCAGCGTTCATTGTTCCGGCGTTTAACAGGCTGTTGTAAAACTCTAAAGCCTCTGATGACCCCTCAACGCTTTCTTTCAACTCTGCTTCAGCAGCCAGCAATATGTTTAATCTATCGTCAGCAATAGAACTGGCAATAAAGATTCCGTTTCCTGGCCCGCTGGTGGTGTTCGCTATAACCTCTTGCTGCTCGGCTATTTGCTTCTGCACGCTAAGCAGTCTGCGTGCGTTGTTTTCGCCGTCAGATATACCGATGCCGAAATCTGCAAGCCCCTCTTTTATAATATCAAAAGTCGCGCCAATCGCCGCGCCGATGAGTGCGCCTCTTGGTCCAAAAATCACAAAACCCAAAACACCGAACTGCGAGGTAATTGGATTGCCGCTTATGAAATCCATGACAGTGGCGGCACCGTCCAGAAAATCGGCAAATGCTGCAATGCCTACGTCTACGGCATTCTCTATGCCATCACCAAGAGAATCGCTGCCCCGCTTAAATTCCTTAATCATCTGCTCTGAAACTGCTGTTATTGCCGGGGCCAAACTAACGGCCAACTGTTGCGATGCAAACTCTACAGTTAGGCCAATGCGAGAAAATGCGTCATTTGCATCCTCTACTTTTCCCGCGTCAATGTCGCTAAGAGATAGGCCAAGCTCTTGCAACTCTATGCGAGCGCCTCTGATTGCATCGCCGCCTTGGAGCATCAGGTTTACGAGTTCACTGTTCCGTATGCCCATCTGTCGCAGCTCATCAGCCGCAGAAGAGGTTGATAAGCCAAGCTCTTGCATACGGTCAGCGATAGCTGCCATCCGAGCATCTACGTCCATGTCGCCTAAAGCTGCGGCGTCTAGCCCAAGACGTTTGAAAGAATCAGCGGCGGTGCCTGTGCCACGAGCCGCCTCGCCGATGCGCTGGTTCAGTTTCTCGGCAGCGTCGTTCATAATGGTGATGCCAATACCGGCATCCGATGCGGCTATCTGTGTAGCGCGCAATCCGTCAATTGTCGCGCCGAGTTGGCGTGCCAGTTTAGCTTGCGAATCAACAGCGGCTAGACCCTTGACCGTCAGTCCAATTGTTAGGGCAGCGCCCGCGGCAGCAAACGCAGCGCCAAATTTAGCCGCTGTCAGGATGTTGCCCTTCATCTCTTTGCCCAGGCCCGCAAGCCTAGTCCTGGAGCCTCTTACAGCGTCATCAAGGCCGTCAGTATTCGCACCGATGATTACCTCAATACCTGCCATCAATCATCCCCGTATGCGTCTTCGTAAATGTCTGCCGCCTCTTGCCCGGTCATGCCCCCGGCGTACTGCTTGGCCGGTGTGTTCATCTGCACCTTTGTCTCGGCTACCCAAAAAAACTCTGTTGGATGCGTCCGCCAAAAATCAACAGGGTTGTAACCCCACATCACCCATATCTGGAACCAGTGCCTTACGAGCTTTTGGCCACTTTTTTTTCGGCCTTCGCCACGTCTTTGTCAGATCCCTTAGCGCCACCAAGGTCAACATCAGCGCCAGGCTGACCCATATCTAGGATAGCGGCTAGAGATCCTGCGATTGATCCCATGCGCCGATAGTCCGAAGCCTTGCGCAGCTCGTCGGGCGTCACCTTTGCCCCGGCGTAGTTGAGCGCCACGGCATAGGCGCGGAATATACGGGCAGACGGGTAGCGTCCTGTTGAGAACGCAGGGGCTAGCTCAAAAAACGTGATTACATTTTCAATGGCTTCGATTAGCCCCCAAATTCCATCTTCTTTATCTACCGTGTAATCCTTGCCATCAAATGACAAGGTTACGGATTCTAGCTGGCTCATGCTAAGCCCTTATGCTGCGGTGTATGTAACTGCGCCGGTGCTCATAAGCGTAGCTGTGAAGGTGACGGCCTCGTTGTACGGCTGACCCTCGCTGTATGCGCCCAACTGGAAATTGCCAGCCAGCTCATCGCCGTTTGCGTAGGTCAAAGATACAGCCTTGCGCAAAGCCGAGCCGCCTGCCAACTTTGCAACGCGCAAGATGGTATCTTTAGTCACGCCCGACAATTCAATTGATACGCTGCTCTCTGCGTCTTCAGCAAGCAATACTTGAACGCCGTCATCTTCATCAGATGTGACGTTCACAGCTTCACCGTTGATAGTGAGTGACTTTTCACGCACGCCAAGAATGGGCGATGTGTCCCACAGTAAAATAACCTTCCGACCGTATTCGCTTGCCATG